GGGAGGGGGGCGAAAAAAAAGCCACCCGAAGGTGGCTTTGCTGGCGGAAGGGGAGCGACTATGCGCGGGTCCACTGCCCCGATTCGCTGTCGCTCAAGCGCGATCCTGCCCAAACAACTTGGCCCAGGACGCGAATGGGGGTGCCGTTCTCGAGGGGAATGTCTGGATAGCCGGGGTTGAACGACCGCGCAACCCAACGCTTGGTCAACCTGTCGCGGGTCACAGTCTTTACGATCATCTTGCCGTCGTAGTTGATGGCGTAGACGCCGCCAGCAGCGACGTCATGCAGTGTCACGTTTTCGTTAGGCACGACCAACAAAGCCGCACCATCCCGAATGATCGGTTCCATGCTGTCACCCTTGGCGTAGACGACGCGGGCCTTGCCTGCGCCAGCGCCAACCGACCGAAGAAATGACCGGCGGAATTGAACCGTGCCGGTTTCCTCTTCCGCCAGGTTCTCGATACCGTCGCCCGCAGCCAAACGAACGTCTGCCATTTCAGGCACTTTTTCAAACTTGTCGTTGGCGGCGTGTGGCTCGCCCGGCCCGACGTTGGCGACCACACCAGTTTGGGTGCTGATGCGAATCCTGCTATCGCGCTCGGCCTGCAATGTCGTTTTACCGCCTTCCCACGGAGCCGCCTGCTCCCCGCCGATTCGCATTGGGAATGGATCGTCGGCCGCATCCATGTCGACCAGTGCGCCGCGATTAGCGGCCTGGGCGCGCGGTTGCACTGGCGGCGCAACGTTTATGCCCAGTTTCAGCTGCGCAATAGCGAGGGCAATGGCCCCCTCGAGCGCATTGAGTTGGCTGGGCGGCAACGCGCGGACTTCAGCCTCTGCGATGGACGCGAAGGGCCACGGGGAGGGCGGGTTCGCGTCTGGGGTCGGCTTGGTGTCGCCGTTCTGGGGCGTATCCAGAAAGCCCTCGCCCATCCGGTAGTCCCGCTCAAGCCGGCGCGCGGCTCGTTCCCCAATGGGGGCCGTGCCGGATAGGACTTGCGAGAAGTAGCTTTTCTCCTTGCTGGGTGCGCCGTTCTGCTGCACCCACGCACGAAGATTCGCCCGTCGAGTTTCTTGGATGGTCATGGCGAAAGTTTATAGGACACTAAATTAGTAAACACTTGACCTTACGGTTTAGTTCTCACTAAACTTGGGCATGGACCTTAAGACCTATATCAGCACTAGCCCACGTGGCACGGCGGCGAGCTTAGCTAAGGCAATTGGCGTCTCGCCTTCTTACCTATCGCAGATGGCATCCGGGCAATCGCCCATCTCGCCAGAGCGCTGCGTAGCAATCGAGAAGGCGACCGCTGCCGTTGTCAGCCGCCGAGATCTTTGGCCGGACGGCTGGGACCGCGTATGGCCCGAACTCAAGGAGGCAGCACATGGACAGCAGTAAAGAACCCAACCCAATCCAGCCGATAGCGCCAGTACCCACACCGGATGACCGCGTCCAGATCGGCCCGTTGGATTGCTGAAAGTCGTTTTCCATGCAGCGCATCGTAAAGCCGCTGCTTCGCAATAGATACGTTCAGGAATGCTTGAAATGAACATCACCACTGCGGCCGATTTGACGGTGCATGAATACAAGGGCGGCAGCGAGTCGCTAGGGCCGCTGGTCGGAATATCGGCGGCGGTGCTGCGCAACAAGGTCAACCCGAACAACACCACGCATCACCTCACGCTTGCCGAGGCTGACCGCGTTGTGCGGATGACGGGTGACGCCCGCATCCTGGCCGCGTTCGCGCACAGCAACGGCTATCTGCTGGTCAAGGCACCCGAGAACTGCGCCGAAAGCGACGTTTCCGTGTTGGAACAGGTGGCCGCACTGATGGTCGCGCACGGCACTTTCGGCAAGGAGGTCTATGACGCCCTGGCCGATGGGGGCGTTGATCAGCAAGAAATGAAGCGAGTGGATGCGGCCGGCCGCGCCCTTATGGAAGCGGTGGCGGGCGTTGCGCGCCGTCTGAGTGGGATGGCCGACAAATGATGCACCGTGGAACGTCTGGTGTACCCGTGCGGGCGCGTATTGCGTCCACGGAGCGTAAGGGGGCGGCGCTTTCGCGCGCGGCTGCAATGATGTGCAACGGCGCGAAGTTTCAGCGGTGGGTTGAATCCCGCATTGGCGCCGCCCCCGATGGCGTGTCGGCCCAGCAGCACGCGGCGCAGTTTGTCCGCAATGCATGCGGCATCACGAGCCGCGCCGAGCTGGACCATAACGCCAATGCGGCCACACTCTTTCATGAGGCCGTTCG